CTGATGAGATTGAGGTACAATTAGCAGGAACTTTTGCCAAGGATAGATTTATTGTCATCAAAAATAAAACTAAAGATCCTGTTGTAAGTGCTGAACCACATCCTTACTTTGATTATGATAAAAAAGTCTTTACTAAAGATGGTAGAGAGGAATATATGAAAGAACAAAAGATAAATAAAGATAAAGATAAACTAAAGAAATGAACGACATCACAGTTTTTATATACCTTATGGGGTTAGCAGCAGTATTTGGTATGACTTGTGTGTACATGTTCATGATGATGAGATCTACCTTAGCAACTTTCAATAACACACCAGTGAAATCATATGGTGACGCTATGAAAGCATACAAAGTACCTGCACCTCATCCAGAAATGGAAGGTGTAAAATATGGTGAAGAGTTATTAGTCTTTAGTGCTGAAGAAGATGATGATGACGATGGAGATATACCTGCTTACGTAGGGGAAAACATATAATAATTACCAAAATATCGCAAAAAAAATCCCGCCAAAAAATGCCCTCTTAAGGGTTTTTTAGTATCCTCCGTAGTATCCTCCACCAGAACTTGATGAGGAACTAGATGAACTAGAGGAACTAGAACTTGATGATGAAGAACTACTGCTACTTGATGAAGAACTAGAAGAAGAACTGCTACTACTACTGCTACTGCTACTTGAGTAATTGCTGCTGCTCGATGTGTTAGTCTCTGCTGCCTGAGTTCCTGTGCCTACTGCTGTTGTGGTAGTAGTAGCATCATCTGTGGTAGATGTAGCTGTAACAACTCCAACGTTCGCACTTGTTGTAGTAGGTCCGTTGTCAAATGATGTTACAGTTCCCATATTTGTCGCTAGGTTGACACTACCAGTAACATAACCAGAACTTTCTAGGAATCTTGCTGCTGCACTTAGTTCAGTTTTCTTATTACCTTGAGCATCTAATTCTCTATGAGGTTGATATGCAATCAACTCTTCAAACTCAGATAAAATAAATTCAACTACTGGATTAGTAGGTATCTTTATCAATGCTTTCTTTTCATTAAGATGAGATTCCCATTCATAATTTGATACAGGATATATTGATTGTTCTTCTCCTAGTGTACTCCCATCAGGTAATACAGTTCTCCAATCACCATTAACTGTTACACCTTCATTCAATACTACCACACCATTAAATTTTGCTTCTACTGTTTCATAGTGATGAATCCCATCTGGTTCTGCATATTTACTATTCACATAATTAAGTAACCTTTCTTCGGTCATTGGCCACTCTGAATAGACATCAGTAATATTGTTTACCATTAAAATTATCCAATCTAAGAATGGATCTCCTAATACTTGTAGTGCTAGTTCTTCTGGTCTCATACCAAGAGGTATGACTCTTGCTTCTAATAGTGTGACGTATTGATCTAAGTCTTCTCTAACTTTAGTACGTCTAAAAAGGTTTTTAACCAGGCGATATCTATAGGGTTCATCATCTGTGATACCCTCGCCAACAAATACATTTGGAAGTAAAGAAAAGTATTGCATTAGTACCCCACTGCTACATCGTTTTCTGTTAGTAATCTTGTCTCAGTAAAACTAACTGTCAAGACTATCGCAGGAACTGATATTCCATCGCTCTGCGGTTGCTTGAAAGCAACGTACTGATTATCTGGTGTATAGTTTACAGATATACCAGTACAAACTGAAGGATATATCTTAAACATCAGATCTCTTCTTGTGCTTTCACCCAAGTTAGTGATAGCAGAACCATCTGCATTAGCACCAAAACGTACGAATCTTAACTGAAATCTATCAGGCATCTCAAAATATCTATTCTTCTTTGCATAACCCTCGTTATATTTTTTGAAGAAGTCATCTTGATATATGTTACCTTTAAATTTATGACCCTTATCTGAACTTCTTGTTATTGTATCCTTCTGTTTAGAAAATTCACCTGCAATACCAAATGATTCATTGTTGTTTACATATTGTTCTGGCATCGCACCCTGTTGAACACGAGGCATTGATCCAATCTTAATGTAATCTATTATAGATTGTATTTGTTTTGATTCAGTTGGTGTTCTTGCAAAAAACTTAAACGCAAAGTTATGAGTTCTAAAACTCATGCCTTGAAATATTTGTTCACTATATGGGTTAAATATTCTACCATTCTGTAAGTTTTCAATAGCATTAAGATCCAAATTACCTTGTAGTCCTACAAAGTTATTAAATCCATTTACCATTTGTAACACTACGTTGGTAGAGAACTCAGGTAATGCAGCACTAGCAGCGTCTTGTAATGTCTCTGCTAAGTTACCAAAATCAGTTCCACTTTTCAACATTTGTGTTGCTGTTACACCAGATACTCCAATATCTGCTCTTCTATATGAAGGTCCGTAAGATGTTTGAATACCAGGTGGTATTGCAATATAACATCTGTCTGGGTGTTGTACTACTGTTGCTCTGTTACCAGGTAAATTTCTGTTATAAAAAGCAGGAACATTATTTGAATCATAATCAAATCTCTCTCTACGCAGCATAAGATAGTCGATAGCACCTGTTTCAGCGTCTGCTAAACCAAGGTTATAATCTTCTTGTGCGGGTGGTGCCTCTGGATATCTGTAAATGCTCAAGTTTCTGCCTAAATAATAATACTTGTATCATATGTATTTATGAGGTTTAAACAAGGAAAATACATTCCTCGTCACCCAAATAAGTATAAAGGCGATCCACGTAACGTTGTTTATCGTTCATCTTGGGAGCATAAGTTTATGCTTTGGTGTGATAGAAACAATTCTTCCGTGCAAGAATGGGGTAGTGAGGAGATTGCTATTCCTTATATCAGTCCTGTTGATGGTAAGAGACACAAGTATTATCCAGACTTTTATGTAAAAATAAAAGGTAAAAAATACATGGTCGAAGTAAAACCATTTAAACAAACTAAAGAACCTAAGACTCAAAAGAAAATAACTCAACGATATTTTAATGAGGTCGTTACCTATGCTGTAAACCAAGCAAAATGGAAAGCAGCACATGAAGTTTGTAAAGATAATGGATATGAGTTCATGATTATCACAGAAAAGGAGCTAAAAGTATAATGTTTGCTGCATTATTCGGAGCATTAGGAGACATTTTCCAAGCAACAATCGCTACGTTGGATGGAATTCCTGGTGAATCATCAACAAGTAAGTATCAGGACTTTATGTCTTTCAGTAGAAAGAAGAAAGGGGATTTCTCACTGTCAAACATTTATACAGTTCAATTTTCTACACCTCCAATGCTCAATGATAAGTTAGAGAGTGGAGATGACAGAATACTATTAGATTATTACTGCGACTCTGTTAACCTTCCAAGTAAACAGATAACTACAGCACAGATCATGAATGTGGGATCTGCATACAAATATGCTACTGGTAACGCATTTAGTCAGATCAATATGACATTTAAGATACCAAGAACTCAGAGAACGAGAGCAATATTTGAGAGATGGGTTGCGAAAATGAATAATGATGCTAATCAATATACACATTTCTATAACATGTATTGTGCACCTAGAGTGAGAATATATAAGTTTGAAAGAGGTGGTGGTATAAAAGTTGATAACTTTGCAGAAAACACTGAATTATTTGGTGGCACAACAGGTAGTAATAACCTATTAAACTACTTGAAGATGGATTCATCTATCAAGAAAGAAGCTTTAGACAAGGTAAAAAATCAGGCAAAGTTCTATAGTTGTCATGGAATGTGGGAGTTAAGAAATGTATTTCCCTCTAACATTGGATCAGTTCAGTTGAATAACAACGAAGCTAGAGTAATGTCATTGACAATCTCATTTAACTTTGAAAGGTATAGATTTTACACCAGACCTCAGTATTCACATGGTAATAACTCTGAATTTATCGTTAAAGATCCTGCATTAAGAAACAATCCACAACTCAGTAACTTCTCTGTATCTACAAGCACCGAAGACGCAAATGGCATGGGATATCAGAAAGGACCTATCAACAATGATAATTGGTGGTAAGTCTCATATATAATTTGGACTTTTTTTACCAAAATACCCCGAAAAAAATTCCCCCCAAAAAATGACCCTTTAGGGTTTTCAACTAAATAATTACAACTGAAAATATCATATTATGGCACTTCCCATATTAAACACCCCGAAGTTTAAATTAAAACTTCCATCTGATAACCGAGTAGTGAATTATAGACCTTTTCTTGTAAAAGAAGAGAAATTGCTATTAATTGCGACTGAAACAGGTGAACAGGCAGAGTTAATTACTGCCATTAAGAACATCATTAGAACTTGCACAGATATCAAGGATGTTGAACATTTATCAACTTTTGATATTGAGTACGTTTTCTTACAAATCAGAACAAAGTCAGTTGGTGAATCTGTTAATGTAGCAGTAACTTGCCCTGATGATGAAGTGACAGTAGTTGACGTAACTATTCCTTTAGATGAAATTAAAGTCATTAAGACAAAAGGACATAAAAAGGAAATTAAGATATCTGATGAAGTCGTCCTTACTATGAAATATCCAAGTTTGGATGTTTTCGTTGAAATGAATTTCCAACCAGAAGAAGGTGGAGTTGATCAAGTTTTTAAAATGGCAGCTGGATGTATCGAGTCTATCGCAGATACAGAACAGGTATATGAGTGTAAAGATCTTCCAAAAGAGGAACTTACAGCATTTCTTGATCAAATGACTTCTGACCAATTTAAAAAAGTGCAAGATTTCTTTGAAACTATGCCTAAACTATCTCACACAATTAAGGTCAAGAATCCTAATACTAAAGTTGAGAGTGATGTAAAACTTGAGGGTTTAGCGTCTTTTTTCGCATAGCACTACTTCATGCTAGTTTGAAAAATTATTATGAGACCAATTTTGCTCTAATACACCACCATAAATGGAATATTGAGCATATTGAGAATTTGATGCCTTGGGAAAAAGAAATCTACATGAATCTATTAATCCAATTCCTCGAACAAGAGGAACAACGTATGAAGGATCAACAGGCTAAAGGTGGCTAAAATTAAAATGTACAAGTTTATCAATCCTGGTAACTCCAAGGGAGTTGCCACTATTGGAGCTCGTTCATCACTTTTAGCAGTTAATAGATTAGGTTCAACTGTCAGTGGACTTGGTAATACTGTCAATAATCTTGAGAAGATATACAAATTAAGTGCTAAAAATGAAAAACTTGTAGAAATAGCAGAACGTAGAGCAAAAAAGAGAGAGCAAGATAGACTAAGAGAAGAAGAAATAGAAGGTCAAAATTTACTAAAAGGTAAATTCCCCGATAAAACGAAAAGAAAGGCAAAAGAAGCAGGTAAGAAAAGGGGTTTGTCTGATAAAATAATGGATGGTCTGTTTGGTGGTGCAGAAGGTATATTATTGGGTATTTTTCAATTTATTGCAAAATTATACACTTTATTTGCGGTAAAAACGATATTAACACTACTTCAAGACCCCGCTAATATCAAAAAAACCCAAAAATTCATAGACAGCCTTACATACGTATTTGGTCGATTATTTAAGTTTGGTAAATTACTATTATACGATGGTATATACAAACCATTTGATCAAATGGTCAATGGTGGAGATTTTAAAGAAAAAATGGCAGGATTGGGTAAACTCATATTGGGTTTATCAGCTTTAACCATCCTGACGAATCCACTTGGTACGATGGATTCGATTTTAAGGTTATTGAATCTAGATTTTTATAGAGATAAGTCACCCCTTACAAATAAAGGTAATAATTTACCTGGATCTGGCACAGGTAGTGGTTCTGGAGTAAATCCAAATGCTAAATCAACTCTTAAAGGAAAAAATTTAGCCAAGACAAGAGCTGCAGAATTTAATAAAAAATTTGGAACAAACGCAAAAAATCATTTTAATAAAAAAGTCCAAGCAAATTTAGGCAAAGGTCAATCATATTCACAAGCAATTAGAAATGCAACAAACTCGACTAACCAATTAATTAAAAGTGGTAAGTTTAAACCTGTAGTTCCTAAAAATATAGTAACACCTAAACCTAATATTCCTTCACTACAAAACGTCACCAGTGGTGTTGTAGGAAAGTTCACAAGAGCAGGTGTAAAAGCAAAGTTGAAGAATATGAGTAATAAAGTCCCTTGGATGGGAGGTTTATTTACTGCAATATTCTCAATGTTAGACGGAGATCCAATTAGTTTGACCTTATTCAAGACTGTTGGATCATTAATTGGTGGAGCAATTGGAAGTGCAGTTCCTGTGCCTGTTCTTAACTTCTTTACAGGAGCGTTAGGATTAGCAGCTGGTGAGTATGTCGGTGAACTCTTGCACATGGGATTCATGGGTGAAGGTGGATGGCAAAGTGCAGGTAAAAAAGCAAAAGAAGATATTGCAGCCTTATGGAATAATATTCAGAATATTGGTATTGGTTTCGCACGTTTATATGAAGGTATACCAAAGGTAACAATAGGTAAATTTAAGACTGTTATACCTGATGTTTCATTCTTCTTAGATCCTAACGCACAAAGAGGACAAATATTTGCAGATGCCTTCTTTGGTCAAGGTTTAATGAGAGAGGGTCAGGTAAGCGTACCTAAGACCATAGAAGTTAAAAATAAAAGAGGTAGAACTGTTAAGGTCATTCCAAACCCAGCTTATGAAGGTGGTGCGAATGAGTATAATGATGCAGTATCACAAGCATTTCGTGATACTCTTGTTCAAAGAAGAAGAGCAGGAGTAGAGTATGAGATAGGTGATGTTATATTAGAAAAAGTAAAAGGTGGCGAAAGAATCTTGAAAAAGACCGCTACTGGTTGGGTAGATATACAAACAGTAGGTGGATTAACTCGTAGTAATTTTGCTAGTGACTTTGCATATAAAGTCTTTATGGCAGGTGGAGGTAATAATGCTCTTAAACAGGGTATTACTTTACAGGAAGTATTAGAATTAGGTGGATCAGCACTTAAAGAGCAAGGAATAGATTTAGCAAGAGCATCATTAGAAGAAAAACAAAGTAAAAATAAGAACATACTTTCACCTACATTTGGTAACGAGGAATTAGAAAATATAGATTACGAGGATACAGGTGGATTCGGTCCAATACCTTTTGATTTGTCACTAGAACATGGTGCAATGAACTATTCTCGTTCTTATGAAGCATCATCTGTTCAAACTGATAGTAAAAATAGGGTTGAATATAAAGAAGATGGTCTTGAAAGCACTGGTTATACACTTACAGCAACTGATATCAATAGGATTAAAAATTCAGTTCCTGAGGGTTCATTTGGTATAGGTTCTAAACATACTGATGATTTTACATCTCGTCATTCTACTGGTTATTCTGGTGATCAACCAAAGAAAGAAGAACCTAAGTATAGGACTAATAGAAGAGGGAGAAGAGTAAGAATAAGAGAATATGGAGGACCTTTACCTGAGTTCTTCTTTGGTAAGATATTTAGAGGTATCACGAAGGCTGTTAGTGGTGTAGTTAGTGGAATAGGTAAAGCAGTCGGTGGAGTTGTCAGTGCAGTCGGTAAAGTTGCTCAGGTTGCTGCACCTATTTTAAGTATTGCAGCACCATTTATACCTGCATTAGCACCAATTATGCCATTTATGCAAGCAGCTCAGGCAGTTCAAGCAGTTGCTTCTGGTGATATTGTTGGTGGCATCATGGGTGGTTTGGGTGCTATGGGATCATTCTTCCCTAAAACTTTTGGAGCAGAATCTGCCTTTGGTAAATTTATGAGTGGTCCTATAGGAAGTGGTATCACAGGATTTATGCAGGGTGGTATACAGGGTGCCTTAGGTAGTTTGACCAGTTTCTTACCTCAAGGTTTCCAAAACTTTATGGGTAATGTACAAGGTTTCATGGGTAAATTCCCTTCGATAGGTGGATTATTAAATGGTATACCTGGCGTAGGAAATATATTAGGTGCATTTGGTATAGGTGGAGGTATGGGAGAATCATTCTCTCCTATAAGTTTGTTTGGTGATATAGCAAATAATATGGGTTTTGGTAGCATATTTAAGACTGTTACTGGACTCATGCAGGGTGGTGGAATGGAGTCTGTTATGCAGGGTCTTAGAGAGATGGCACCAGAACTAGGTGTTAAACCTGAGGCACTTGGTATATTCACAGCAAGGGGTAGAAATGCTAGAACAAATTTATTAGATCCAAGGCAATCAGAAATGTCTAAAGCATATGCTATGCAAAGTCAAATAGAACCTATACCTACACCAATAATACTGAATAAGTTGGTAGCTATTAAGGTTGCTGTACCTGTTGGTGGGGGATAAATATACATATGAACATTTCTAAGTCAAAAATAAATTTATATAAGTTTGTCTCTACAACAGGTATAGCTGCTGCTACTGGTGCTGATAAGACTGAGAAAGCAACTGTGTCTCTACAAGAAAAGAATGTTGAAGCAATAAATCAACTTGGAAGTGTAGTTAATGGTATCTCAGCTAGTATTCTTAAAATAGAAGCAATAGAGATAGCACGTGCTAAAGCATTAGCAAAGAAAAAAGATACGTTTAAACCTGAGTATACAAAAGTCAAACAATTAAAAGGAACTTTTGCTGATAAGTTCTTCCAAACCTTCCAATCAGGTAATTTCTTAAAAGGATTATTCCAAATTCTTGGTGCTTTATTCAAATTAGCTGTTCTGCGACCGCTTTTAAAATGGTTGGCGAATGAGAATAATAAAGAAATGATAGTCAATGCATTTAAGACTATTGCTACTATATTCAAGCATATCTTTAAATTTGTTGGTGGTAATTTTGCAGCAGGAATAAACAATCTAGCAGATGCTCTTAAGGGTGAAGGTAAAAGTAATATAGAAAGAATATTTTTATTTGCTAAATCTATGGTACATTTTGGTGCCATATTATTAGCATTCCGTTGGTTAAATCCACTTAGAATTGGAAGAACGTTAAAAGATATCAAGACAATATTTACTGGTTTCCATACTGCATTACATAATTTCAGAAATGGACTGAGAGCAAAACGAGGGATGAAACCTTTGGCATACAAAGGTATGGCATCTACTGGAAAGTTGAAGTGGGTCAAGAGAGGTGGTAAATATGGATTGATGATTGGTGGTGCCTTCGTTCTTGCTTCTGCATTGTTGGGATCTGGGGATGATGAGAAGGAACCAACTGCAGATCCTAATAGTGTTGTAGATGCAGACTCCTATATGAAGGAGTTGGGTGACAATATTAATCTTGAGTATAAAGAAGATGGTCTTGAGAGCACTGGATATACACTTACAGCAGATGATCTCAAAAAACTACCACAAATGGCACAAGGTGGTGCTCTTAGAAGTCCTATTAATGGTATTATTAGAGGTCCTGATACTGGATATCCAGTATCACTAGATGGAGGTAGGACTGCATCATTTATTGGTCATGGTACAGAAAGAATAGTTAATAATCATGTAGTACCACTTAATAATGCTGCAACAAGAGCAAATCCATATCTAACAGACTTCCAGTCCATTGCTGCAGGTATTATGCCAGAAATGTTCTTAGGTGGTATATTTAAAGGTGCAGGTAATCTATTATCAGGTAGAACTTGGAGTGGTGCTCAGAGAATGGGAACTCAGGCAAACACTGGAACAGGTAGAGATGGTGGATTTGGAGCAGGTACACATGGTAGTGGTTGGCCAAGTGCATGGGATGGTAAACCAGTAGGAGGACAAACTAACTCACCAAGTAAGAAACCTGGTTTATGGGGTCAGATCGGAAACTTCTTGACTAAGGGTGATGGCACCACAAGTGGTGCTCAAATGATTGGTAGCATGTTTGGTAATGAGCAAGCTGGTGCTTCGATTGGTAACATACTTGGTATATTCCAAGGTGGTGGTAGTGGAGAAGGTGGTAAGGCAACTGGTTGGGACATTATAAAAGGTATTGGTGGTGTTGCAGGATCATTCATGAAAGGATCTAAGGCAGGTGAGTGGATTAATAGTGCAATGGGAATAGGTGAAATATTAAAAGGTGAAGGAAATTGGCAGTCTAAATTTAGAGATATAGCAGGATCATTCGGTGATAAACTTGCAGGACTGATTGGCGGTAAAACTGGTAGTACGATTGGTAATTTCTTAGGTGCTTATTTCAATGGTACTGCAGGAAATAATCCAATAGGTAACGTAATAAATGCAATAACTGGTGGATCAGGTGCAGTTGCAGGTACAGGTAAGATTGCTGATTTAGCAAACCAACCAGGATTTAATCCAAATATTAAGGTCAGAGATCCAGACGGAGGACCTGGTGCTGCCACTAGACTTGGTAAAGCAATGTTGAATAGAGGTTATACTGTATTCAATAACCCATATTTCAGAAACAATAAGTTTAAAAAAGAATCAGGTGCTAACGAAGGAGGATTCGATCCATCTGGTAGACAACCTACAGGTTCAGGACCTCTAACCTCAAAAGGATTAGGATTAGATATTACTGACTATAGACCAGGTGATCCTCATGCAAGATTAAGAAACCTCGCTGATTTCCTAAGAGGACAAATTGATACCTATAAGATCGTACAGATCATCTACGATAAGTGGGGAATGTGGATGGCTGGAGATAAAGAGAAAAGAGGACCTAGTAGATATGGATTACCTAATAGAGTTCATGTAGGAGTTGCTGAGAAAACACCAGATGATGAAACAGGAACATCAATATCTGCTCAACAGGCAGTAGCAACAAACACAAGAGAGGTAATGAAGAATGCCTTGGAGCAAGGTGATGGAACTCTAGGTGGTACTGCAATGTCTATGAGAAAGATATTTAACCAAGCATCTTTCATAGACAATGGTGGTGATCAATCTATATTAGGAAACGATTCAATAATGGACTTTCTTAATCCTAAGAAAGCAAAGAGTATATTTGATATTTCTTTATCTGATAGTCAATTTAGTTTAGGTACAAAAGCATTTGAGAAAGCACAGGATGATTCATTCTTAACCAATTACTTACAGAAACATGGAGCAGATGATGCTCAAGCAACACAATATATGAGCAGTATTGATGCTTTCGCTGATATGCCTAAATTTGATTCTTATGGTATCAGTTTTGCAGACTCAGTAAAGGCAGGAAATAGTATGTTTACCACTGGTGAAAAAGATGGTCAAACAAATAAAATGCTCGCAAAGTCAGAGTCTGGAATCTTCAGTGAAGAAATAAAAGCATCTATGGATGCAGCGAAGATGAATGATAAGAGAAATAGAGGAGTTGGATTTGTTAATAGAAAAGATGAACCTAATACATCTAAGGCAAGGAGAGTCAGTTCTCCTGTAAATAAAATGAATGGTATTGTTCCATCTACTCAACAGGACAAGAGAAAAGAATATTACCAAAAGAAAGCTGCTACAGAAAGAGAACAGGCAGTCAGTGCAATGCAAGATAAAATTGCAGCAACTATCCAAGCTGCTCTAGCACAAGTAGAAGCACATAATACTGCTGTTGGTCAAATGGTAAAAACAGAAAATCAAAAAGTTGATGCTATGAGAGTGGCATCAGCAAAGATGCTACAAAGAACTAAATCTAAGAGACAGATCAACAGACACGGATCACATCTAAGGACATAAATTATGCCAAGTACAGTGCGACAAAGTTCATTAAGAATCTCCAAACCTGGTGAGATATCCTATCGTCTCAGCATGTATAGAGATGATGTAAGAATGCAGAACCAAGAAGGTGCATTTAACTTGGTAACTTTTTGTAGAGGTTGGGAGATATATGAGAGTATGGAACTAGAGACAATGGAGTGTCAGTTTATATTTGAAGATGCAGCAGGTTTGATAGGTGCAATGACAGGAACTGAGATATTTAAGTTAGAAATACAAAGTTTTCCTATTGATAGGACATATTACTTTAGATCATTTGGGGTCTATGATCGTATCAGAGCAAGTCAAAGTAATGAAGTTTACTTTGTTAGATGTTATAGTGATGAGTTTATTAAGAATGAATCTGTCAATGTGTTTGGTAATTCAGAGGTTATATTCAATAATAATGCAAAGGCAGAAAATATTATTGAAACTCTAATAAAGAATAAAAACTATCTTGGGTCAACTAAAAAGGTATTTGCTGAGGATACTTTGAATGAACATTCATTTATTGCACCTAATTGGAGACCATTTGATGTCATACCTTGGGTTTTACAGAGAACTATTCGTAAGTCACAGAAGGGTGGTAGTTTACAAAATGGTTTTGTATTCTATGAAAATGCTCTAGGATTCCATGCAAAATCATATGATAAGATGATTGAAGATATAGAAGTACAAAGAGAGATACCAGAAACAGATCCTATTCTAGGTAAACCAAGAATGTATGAGTACGTTCATGATATAAAAAATACAGAAGAACCTAATCAAAATCAATTTTTAATTGATTCAGTAGTATTTCCTGATGAGGCAGCTACAATGGACAATATAAGGCATGGTATATACTCAGGTTATAGTGTTGGATTTGATCCTGTATCAATCACATCATCTAAAATGGGATTGAGTAAAGATATGTCAAGCACAGCATACACCTATAGTCTTGAAGATATCTGGCCAAGAATGGCACATTTAAACGCAGGTAAGTCGGTTAACCCCCTAATTCATGTAGATAAAAGCATGAAAAAGCACATGTACACTCCTAAAAGGATTAGATATTGTGGTTTACCGAACCAATCATTTGATCCTAAGTTCCAAAATAATCCTCAAGCATCTTACGAACAACTCGCAGAACTACAAGCGTACAAGTATATACGGAAAGCAACACTCCAATATATTAATCTAAAAATTAGAATTCCTGGTAATTTAGACTTATATCCTGGTGCAGGTATAAGTATCGTCCTACCCTCAATCTCCAAGGCTGGCGGTGGTTTTTCCAAGAATAAAAGAACAGATCGTAAGTATAGTGGGCGTTACCTGATAAAGAACTTGACACATTCGATAACGGAAGATACAATGGTAACAGACCTAGAATTGATGAAAGACTCAATTTTAAGATAAATAGTTCTGTATCAAAGAGGTACAATATGAAAACAATAGAACAACACATCCAATACGACAAAGATCTAATCGAAAATCCAATGTCATCACCTGCAGCACGCAGACATGCAAAAGCAGAACTTCATGAACTTGAAGAGTATGCAGAGCATCATAAAGATGAGATCGAAGCAGGAGATCATCATGATCCTAATGCACTAGAAATCTTCTGTGACTTACATCCTGATGAACCAGAATGTTTAATTTATGACGATTGATGACTATCTTTTAGGTCATTGGCACAACAGACAGCAAGCACAAAGTAATCCCCATTGTTTTTCTCAATGTGAGATAATATGGGAAAAAGAGGGGGATTTTTTTGTTTCAAAGAACTTTTATAGATCGCAAGAACATAATCCATATAGACATAAAAGACATAAATGGGTA